GTAAAGAACTGCCCCTCCAGCAACAAATACCTTACAACCTGTATCTTTCGCTGCTACCAAAGCGTCTTCAAATGTTGCAAATATACTCATATTGTTTTTACAATTAGAAGGATATTCATCTGACAAAGATGTAGATACACAAAAAACAGTTCTGTACTTTAAAGGAGGGAGACTTTGAGATGTTTTCCTTCCGACAATGATGATGGAATTTTGAGTTTTGTTTTTGAATATTTGTAAATCTTCAGGACATCTCCAAGGAATAGAATTATCCTTTCCAAGACCATTATTTTCGTCTGTTGCTATAATAATGTCAAATGTCATTTTATAGAAGCCTTCATATTCTTAAAATTGATTTGAATTTATTTTTAAAAATAAATGTAATTAATAAAATATGTCTGATGAAGAATTTGAAGAATATGGTTATGGATCTGGTTCTGATTCTGAAGGAGAATGGAATGGAGAAGATATAGAAGAATACGGAGTTGAAGGCGAACTTAGAGCAGAGGTAAATGTTTTTGATAGAATTGGCGGAGTCGGGGACCTAATGATTACATCTGATCTATTGTCTCAAGATCCTACAGATCGTTTTAAATTGAAGGTGAATGCTATTTCAAGGGAACTTAACAATAATAGACATATAAATCTTGGTGAAGAGGATATAAAAATATTGATAGAGAAGGTTATTATTATAAAAGAGAAGGGATTTAATATTGATTTTATCAATCCAACTGCTTACATTTTAGGTTATATTGTAAGCATGGGTGGACAAAAAATAGAAAAAACAATAGTAGATCTAATGTTTGCAAATGTTCTAAAGTTGGTACTTTCTGTGTCTAAAGCAGACGTAATCCGTTACGCCAGGTTTCATATTAATTTAGAGAACTAAAGACTTTCATTTTTACACCAGTTTGGTGTAAAAATATATACTGATTATTCATCATCTTCATCATCTTCGTAGTATCCGTATTCATCATACCCATCAGAAGAACTTTCTGATTCCATATACATATTTCTAGATGAGAAGGATCTGTGAAGATACCTATCATCCATCTCATTTACATTTGTCTCTGCTATCCTAATAGCAGCCTCAACCGTAGCCGTTGGAACATTTGACCACAACTCGTAGAAATTCTTTCTTGATTCGTTGTGATGTGTCATAGAAAAAATAATGTCCTTCATAATATCCGGAACAAGATATGATACCATGTCGAGCATATCTTTCCGAGCCTTCTCTTCCGCCTTGATTTCATTCCTCATCTCTTTGCGAATCTGCTCCCTCATCTGCTCCTTGGTTTCCCCGATTACAATTTCTTGTAGCATAGGGGGCATATTATAGATGGAAGTGGTAATATTCTTTTGACAAAGTTCTTGTAAAGAGTTCATTATTCTCTAATTTTCATTAGAAAGTTTAAAAAAAAAACAATTTTAAATTGTTATCTTCCTCAAAGTTGTGAGATATTTATCCCAATTATCGGACATTAATTTCTTATCTATTACAATACATGGGGCAAAACTCACCTCGATATCGTAAATATTCTTCCTCATTATGATCTTTTTTCTTTCGAAGTCGATACCATTTATGTTATATATCTTTCCATCATTGTATTCGATGTCTTTCGAAGTTATGACCTTGAATACAATTGCTGTGAAAATAATAGAGAGTAAATATTTAGCTTGTTTTATAGATAAATTGTATTTGTTTTTCATATTTATTACATAATTTTCTATTAGAAAGTCCTTGACGTTCTTTTTACGAATACTCGACCAGTCTTTCCTATTCGCTTTAATGTTTTCCTCCAAATTATGGAAGTCTGTTCTTTTATTTAGCTTATCTTGTTCAGAGAGAAGACCCAATTTGTTAACAAGAATATCGTAAACCTCGTCGTAAATCACCCTTGGTTGCTTGGTTCTCTCAATCTTATAGCTAAATTCCTTATCCTTGTAATTACAACATAAAAAGTCTTTACTGATGTAAGTGCCATACGGGGTCTTGCCATAAGCAAGATCTTCGAAAATGTTCTCCCAAAATCTATCAGGAGTGTATTGATAGCATTCAATGAAAATAGGGTAGATTATATCTTTAGTTATCGGCATTCATTTATTATTATTAACGAATAATTCTTAAAGTCTCTAAAATAATTTTAATTTAGAGACTTATCTAATATAAACAAACAAAATGTCAAACACTCTGCTTCAATTCACCGAAGCAAACAATATTCTATCTTCTGAATCACGCCAAAAAGTATCAGTTAATTGTGATTTTAACTCATCAATAAAATGTGAACAATTATATATAAGAGAATATGCAAGTATATTACAAAATATGTCAAGAAATGATGGGAGATATATTTGTTTCCTTTGCTCAGGGCTCCTCAAATATTCAGGAAGAACAAACCCAAACTGTACATATAATTTAGATGATACATTTCTCAGCGTTATTAATACAGAACGAAAGGCTTATTTGCTGGGATGGATTGCCAGTTATGGATACATCAGAGAAGGCGAAATTATTGTTAAAACTCATAAGAAAGATATAGAATTACTAAAACATTTCCGTGAAGTTATTTGTCCTCAAATTCCCATTAAAGAAAATATAGAAAATATGGTAACTTTGTCTATTAGTTCAGTTCAAATGGCAAATGACGTATGCAGGCATCTGAATATTGAACACGATACTACAGCACAATTTCCAGAACTGCAGGATGAACAACTTAAGTGGGATTTTACAAGAGGGTATTTTGAATGCAGTGGCTCTTTACATATTACAAAATCAGGAAGTCCACAAGTAATTATATATGGCACTTCAAATATGTTAGAATATATAAAAGAATTTATAAACATACCATGCAGTATTTATAGTAATCATATTAAATTTAATTATATAAACTCAATAGATTTTCTCGGAAGATTATACAAAGATTCTAATTTATACTCAAGTAGAAAATATGAAAAGTTTGTATCGAGTATCGACTTGAAAAATACAGAATTTGGAATGAATCCAGCCCCGCGTAAACTACCCGGTTTTAGATATGCTAAAACGAGACAAGAAGCTATACCACCTATTAAGAACAGATTATCAGATTCTGGATATGATTTACATCTAATGTCTAAAATTAAAGAGAAGGACGGGGTTCATTATTATGACACATGCATAAGAGTTCAACCAGATACTGGTTATTATTTTGATTTAGTTGGTAGGAGTTCGATATCTAAAACAGGTTGGACTTTGGCCAATAATATTGGAATTATAGATTGTAGTTATTCAGGCTCGATTATCGTTGCTCTTATCAAAACAAGAGAAAATGCTGATGAACTTATTTTACCTTGTAAATTAGTACAGATTATTCCAAGAAATCTTATTCTTATGGAAGCAGAAGAAGTTTTAGATTTAGATGAAACAGAAAGACACGAATCTGGGGGTTTAGGAAGTGGACAATTTAAACACAGTTAAAGATTTAATATATGTATATTAAATCATGAAAGTTTATACTAAAACCGGAGACAGTGGAACTTCTTCTCTATACGACGGAAATCGGCTACCAAAGGATTCTCTATTCTTTGAAGTCTTAGGAAACATAGACGAATTATCTTCCAACGTTGGAATGCTATGTGCTTTAATTGAAGATAATGAAAGCCTTCTTCTAGATCTAAGGAAGATACAGAGGGTTTTACAAAACATAGGAAGTGAAATAGCAACAGTAGACAGAACTAATAGAACTATTGTCATTATATCTGAACAAGAGACTACTTTTCTCGAAGAATCTATAGATAATATGGAAGATACTAATCCCAGATTAACAAAGTTTATTCTTCCTGGAGCTAAACAAAGAGACTCACAAGCACATATATGTCGCTCTATTTCCAGGAGGGTTGAGAGGTCTTTGTGGAATTTACAACAGCAGAAGAATATTATCAGGGAAAACACCAATATGGAAGAGTTTAATGTTAATGATAATATTTTGAAGTTTATGAATAGGTTGAGTGATTATTTTTTTGTTCTTGCTCGCTATTTGTGCGCAATACACGGAATAGAAGACTGCTTCTTTTAATTTTTATTCTGATTTGTATCGAAACTCTCAATGAATCAGAATTTTATCTATATATAAAGAAATTATTACACTTTAAAAAACAACCAAACTTATCCGTATTCAAAGTATACTCAAAAACATTGAAGAAATTTTCAATTTTTAAAACACAAACAATAGTAATAACTATATTTTACACTATCTAAATATTTTATTGTAATATTTAGATAGTGTAAAATAAAGATATATGTAATATTTTGTTTTAAAAGGAATACATAACAAGATAAATGTCAATTACTAACAAAACATATACTCTTAGTCCTATGAAACAATTGGTAGATCTCAACGGAGATATAACAAACTTTGAACTTACATTTACAGCAAAGTCTCAAGATGGCTCCCCTTTTGAGGCATTAGTAGTAGATCAAACAACACTTGATTCTAACCCATCTCTCGAATATAAAAAGGCTGAAGGAACTATATCCGGAAATATCATATCTGATAAGGGAGTTTATCAGAATTATTTTCTCCTTCTAAAATCTGACTCTATAACTGAATGTGACGTATCCATTGAAATTAAAGAAATTTCTGAAAGAAAACCCCTTCCTAGACAAAACCCTAAAAAACAACAAAAACTTACGTCTATTTCCCAAATACAAGGACCTAAAACTACTCTCAATTGGTTTATTATTTTAGCATTAGTGTTAGGTTCATGTTTCTTAATTTGGTATTGTTTCTTTAACAAGAAAAATAGTAGCATGGCCGATAATTCTTCTTCTATTCCTTCTCAAATCAATAATCCACCTGAATCTTTTAATTTAGGAGATGATAAGGATCTTCCCAGAAAAAATTTACTAGAAAGGTTATCAAAACTCGAAGTAAAATAAACAATCATAACTTAAGAGAATATATCTTTTTTGTAAATGGAAACATTACCGGAAATTATAATGAACAATATTAACACTCTAGAAGATGGAAATGGTTCTAACTTAGGGCAAATATTCAGCTCCTTCTTGCAACAACAAGGTGTAGGGATGGAAAACCTTTATAAACCTCCTACAGACCTAGTAGAAGACGGAGATAACTTCATCATCTATATGGATATTCCCGGGATAAATCCCGACAGCGTAGAGGTTGATTTCTATAATAATAAGGTTGAAGTTGCTGGAGAACGCTCAAGACCTTACAACGATTTTCTGAAAAAAGAGATTATATACGGTACATTCAAGAGACTAATAACTATGCCAATTAGTGTTACAAGAAGAGACAGTGTTGTTGTTTCCGCATCTAACGGAGTTCTGAAAATAACCATAAACAGAGCAAATGAAGAGATGAACAGATTTAGTGTAAGGATTAACGAGAACAATACATAAAACTATTTTATATCTTGTTAGATATAAAATAATGACAAGTATAGGCCCTTATTCCCAATCGCACGATTTGAGCCATATGCACTCAATACCCGATATAAGAAACTTAGGTCCCGTAAAACAAAATATACCACCGAACTCTATACTAGGAATTATAAACTCGCATCCAGACTTTAGAAAATTCAGGTATATATTGAACCTATCTGGAATGTCTGATCTATACGCAGATTCACAAGAAAAATTTACTCTCTTCGTTCCATCAGACGCAACTATCTCTAAAATACCACAAGAAGTATTCATCAATATGGATTCTTATACTGCGAGAATGATCGTGAAAACAAGTACATTAAAAAGAAGCATCCCTTCAGAACTACTGGAAGATAGTCCGGCAACACACTTCCTAACTACTGACCCAGTTAACAGATTATTTATTACAAATATTAACGGAAGAACCGTGATCAATGGGTATATCAATATTATTCATAAAGATCAACCTGCTTCTAACGGAATAATACACGTTATAGACGGACTTTTACGGCCCGTGGTAATATAAAATTACAGACAAGGAAACAAAGACAACACATTAAATATCAATAGTTTTATCTTCTGGAAGATAAACCACTCTCTATAATTATTTCCTAATATTATCTTTTCATTTCTCCCAGTTTGATAAATGAAAAGATAAATTGGGAGTAATGAACAAATTATAGTAAAACCCCTTAGAGGCAGACTAAAAGTATTAATTCTTATAGAGAAATGAATCAGGTTTTTATGGACTTTCCCAACAGTTCTTATAATTTAGGACAACCTATGTTGGATTTATTACATTTTAGGACCTTTTTACACAAAAAATCAGATTGATCAAAATAACCAGTGGACGCTACATTTATGGGATTTTCAGATCGGTGTTACAGGAAAGCACTAACATTTACAGGAGAACGTAAATGATGCGATTTCTCGGGAAATTGTCGAAGAGACAGGATTATCAATTCAAGAAGAAAACCCATTTACT